GTCATCTTTGTCAACATGACCTACCCTGACGCTACGATGACGGTGTACCCAAAGCCCACACGGGACTTGGAGTGGCACTTTATTTCTGTTCAAGAACTAAGCAACCCCGCCGTCCTGACAACTGATCTGACATTCCCACCGGGCTACCTGCGTGCGTTTGTCTACAACTTGGCAATGGAGATCGCACCTGAGTTTGGTGTCGAACCCAGCCCCCAAGTAACCCGTATTGCCATGACCAGCAAGCGTAACTTGAAACGCATCAACAACCCTGATGACATCATGTCCATGCCTTACTCTCTCATAGCAACTCGTCAACGTTTTAACATTTACGCAGGAAACTACTAACATGGCTACTATTGCAATTACCGCGCTCCCTAGCGCAACCGCTGCCGCTACAACTGACGTTCTTCCTATTGTGCAAAGTGGCACAACAAAACAAGTTACCAACGCATTGTTGTTTACCAATTCAACGTTGGTAACGCCTGCACTTGGAACGCCAACAAGCGGTACTTTGACAAGCTGCACAGGCTTGCCAGTTGCAACTGGCGTAAGTGGCTTGGGAACAGGTGTAGCTACATTTTTAGCAACCCCAAGCAGCGCCAACTTGCAAACTGCCTTGACCGATGAGACTGGTACGGGGTCTGCTGTATTTGCAACCACTCCAACCCTAGTAACGCCAGTTATTGGCGCGGCAACTGGTACAAGTCTATCGCTGAGTGGTTTTAGCGCAGTAAGCGCAGCAGCGCCAACAATTGCCAGCGCAACAACCATTGCGCCAACAACCCCAATTGCTTTTGTTTCTGGAACAACGGCTGTTGTAAATATCACTGTAGCCGCGCCAATTTCTACTGGTGGCGGTACGATCACATTGATCCCTACTGGCGCGTTTACTTGGACAGCGGCGGGAAACATCGCTGTGCTTGGGACAGCCGTTGTTAGTCGTGCATTGACGATGACTTATGATGCTACGACAACCAAGTGGTATCCAAGCTACGTCTAATATGCAAACACCGATTCTGGGCGCGTCTTATGTCGCACGCAGTGTCAATGCTGCGGATAACCGACTCGTAAATCTTTTTCCAGAGGCTACCGCCGATGGGGGTAAGACTGCGGGATTCTTTAACCGTGCGCCGGGTTTACAGTTTCAGCAAACCATAGGTACTGGCCCCATTCGGGCGCTGTGGGCGCACCAGACCAACGGCAGCGATTTCTATGTTGTTAGTGGCAATGGGTTCTACAAAGTCACTGGATTGACTGCTACACCCACCTTGCTGGGTACGGTGACTGGGACTGGCCCAGTGTCGATTGCTGACAATGGCACACAGATGTTCTTGGCCTGCAACCCTGACGGGTTTATCTACAACGAGTCCACCAACGTGTTTGCTCAAATCACCGACCCTGACTTTGAAGGTGCTGTGACTGTCGGCTACTTGGATGGGTACTTTGTGTTTAATGAACCCAACAGCCAAAAGGTGTGGGTGACACAATTGCTTGATGGCACATCGGTTGACCCTTTGGATTTTGCTTCTGCTGAAGGTTCACCAGACGGATTGGTTGCCATTAACATTAATCACCGTGAAGCGTGGTTATTTGGTACTGACTCGGTTGAAGTTTGGTATGACTCTGGAGATACTGACTATCCCTTAACGCGCATCCAAGGGGCTTTTAACGAGATTGGATGTGTAGCTGCATTCTCTGTGGCAAAGCTCGACAATGCCCTATTCTGGCTTGGCACGGATGCCCGTGGACAAGGAATCGTTTACCGCGCAAACGGCTACACAGGTGTTAGGGTTTCTACCCATGCCATTGAGTACGCTATTGCTCAGTACGGCAACATCTCGGACGCTGTGGCCTACACCTACCAGCAAGAAGGCCATGCTTTTTATGTTTTAACATTCCCCAGTGGTAATGCCACATGGGTCTACGATGTGTCTACTCAATCGTGGCATGAGCGTGCTGGATGGGACAATGGTGAATTTACCCGTCACCGTAGCAACTGCCAATGTAACTTTGGCGGCAATACGATAGTCGGTGACTTTGAGAACGGCAACATCTACACCCTCGACCTTGATGTGTACGCTGACAATGGTGGCATCCAGAAGTGGCTGCGGTCATGGAGAGCATTGCCCACTGGCACAAATAATCTCAAACGCTCGGCACAACATAGCCTTCAACTTGATTGCGAAACTGGCGTTGGCTTGAATTTGTATCCTAAGTACGACAGCGAAAATATTGACACTGAGGCAGGACTAAACCTTGTCGCCGAATACGTGCAAACGTTTTTAGCCACGCAAGCAAACGATACGTTAACCACCGAAGCGGGCAATGGGTTTGAACCGCTTGGGCAGTACGAATTAGCAGACATTGACATTAACGGGTACGAGTTGGTGACGACAAGCTACCCTGCTGCGCCCGGTTACAACCCTGAAGTCATGTTGCGCTGGTCTGATGACGGCGGTCACACATGGTCCAATGAGCATTGGTCGCCGATGGGCAAGATTGGTGAATATTTCAAACGGGTGTTTTGGCGCAGGTTAGGCATGACCCTCAAGCTGCGTGACCGTGTTTATGAAGTGTCTGGCACTGATCCGGTCAAAATGGTCATTGTGGGTGCTGAACTGATAATTAGCCCAACCAACGCATAATGGCTACATCCCGTAATATCACCCAAATTACGGCTCCCCGTGTCGGTCTGCTTGATCCACAAACGGGCCTAGTATCGCGGGAGTGGTATCGGTTTTTTTACAATTTATATGTAATTACGGGTGATGGGAGTGGCATTACCGCCGTCATTAATGGTGGTACAGGGTTAAGCACTATTCCCACCAACGGTCAATTACTGATTGGTAACGGTACAGGATATACCCTTAACACGCTAGGTTTTGGTGCTGGCATTTCTGTTACCAATGGGTCTGGAACAATTGTTGTTGCTAATACGGGTGTTTTATCTTTTTCGGCTGGCACGACTGGCCTTAGCCCTGCCACAGCTATCACAGGCAATGTAACACTGGCGGGTATTTTAATTGCAGCAAATGGTGGTACGGGTTACGCATCTTATGCAATCGGTGATTTGCTATATGCGGATACAACTACAACCTTGGCAAAACTGCCCGATGTTGTTACGGGTAATGCACTTATTTCTGGCGGTGTAGATATAGCACCATCGTGGGGCAAAATTGGTTTAACAACGCACGTTAGTGGTGTTCTGCCAATCGCCAACGGTGGCACAAACGGCTCTGCAACACCCACAGCTTACGGAATTGCTTACGGCACTGGAACAACTTATGCGTTTACTGCGGCGGGTACGGCTAAACAAGTATTGATTGCAAATACAAGCGCAGCACCTGCTTGGTCAACTTTAACAACTGGTGCATCCATCCTCTATGGCGATGGCACAGGCGGTTTTAGCAATGTCACTATTGGTACTGGTGTTTCTTTTGTTGCTGGCACTTTATCGGCCACGGGTTTGGGCGGCACAGTTACTGCTGTAACTGGAACAAGTCCTGTTGTTTCTAGCGGTGGCACAACCCCTGCAATTAGTTTGGCTGCATCGTATGGTGATACACAAAATCCATACGCCTCAAAAACTGCAAATTTTGTTTTAGCCGCGCCCAATGGTAGCGTTGGTGTTCCTACATTCAGGGCTGTTGTTGCCGCTGATATTCCAACACTTAACCAAAACACCACTGGCAATGCGGCAACGGTTACCACAAACGCCAATTTGACAGGCGCAGTTACTTCCGTTGGCAATGCAACTTCTCTGGGGTCATTTACCTCAGCCCAACTTGCTGGTGCGCTAACAGATGAAACTGGTAGCGGCTCTGCGGTATTTGCCACCAGCCCCACGCTGATTACCCCCGTTTTGGGCGCAGCGTCTGCCTCATCATTGAGCAATTCAGGCAACTTGACATTCACAGGCACAGGCAACCGCATCACTGGTGACTTTAGTAATGCTACACAAGCAAACCGTACTCTAGTGCAATCAAGCACTGGCACATTTACAGACATTGGGGCATTAGGCCCTTCATCATCTACGCAATCAAGTGCATGGACTGCATATTTAGGAAATGACCCGACTAATACATCTCGAACAAGAATAGTGGCAACAACTGTTGATGGTCGTTTTGAATCAGGAATCATTGGCACAGGCACTTACTTACCAATGACCTTCTACACAGGAGGCAGTGAGAGAGTCAGGATTGATACCTCTGGTAACGTGGGTATTGGGACTACAACCCCTGCTTCGTTGCTTCACGTTGATACCGGAATAATTACAACCCAGAGATATGGTGCTGCGGGAGCTATTGTTTTTAGAAGTGCATCTGGTACTCAGGCTTCTCCAACTGCTATTTCTTCAAGCACTGGTTTAAGTACGATTGTTGGGCGTGGTTACGATGGTACGGCATATCGTGATAGTGCTTTAATTCAAATTCTTTCAGATGGAGCTATTTCTTCATCTTCTTCTCCGGGCTTTATAACTCTTAGTACGACCGCTTCTGGCTCTATAACTGGTACTGAACGGGTGCGGATTACATCAACTGGCAATGTTGGTATTGGTACAAGCTCGCCTTCAGCCTCAGCCATCCTAGACGCGCAAAGCACCACCAAGGGCGTAAGAATGCCCAACATGACAACCGTAGAGAAGAACGCTATTGCCTCTCCTGCTGCTGGGCTGATGGTGTTTGACACCACTTTGGCAAAACTCTGCGTTTACTCAGGCGCTGCTTGGCAAACCATCACTTCAATTTAAAGGACGCGCCATGACTATCATTTGGACAATCGTACAACTTGACCGCCAAACTTCTGATGGCTTGGTAACTGTTGCTCACTGGCGTGCAGACGCTGTTGACGAAGAACACTCCGTTGGCAGCTACGGCACAGTGGGCTTTGAGCGTGGGGAATCTTTTATCGCATACGAATCATTGACAGAGGCTCAAGTGATTGCTTGGGTCAAAGAAAAGCTAGAAGTAGCTGAAATTGAGGCCAGTCTGCAATCGCAAATTAACGCAAAGAAATATCCTGCTATAGCTACGGGAATTCCTTGGTAATTTAAGAGGCAAGATAGTCATGAAAAATCTTTTGGATGTTGTGGGAAACTGGGCGACAATGGTGTCCGATGGCACAAACTGGGTCATCATGCAAGCTGCTGCAAATAACAACCTGCTTTTGGAATAATCTGATGCAAGTCACTTACGGTAAAGGTTTTGAGGTTGAAACACCCGCATCAATGCGTGACAAGGTAAAATCCTTGCAAATTGAAGCGTCAAAGTATCCTCAATATGAACCACCCACCGAGCATTTGTTTCACGGTGGGATGTATTGCCGTCAAGTATGGCGACCCGCTGGTTGTTTGATTGTTGGTAAAGTACACAAAAAAGAGCATTTCTATATGATTGTCTCAGGAACGGTTAGCGTAACGACCGACAATGGTGTTGAAACTCTTACTGGCCCTATGCTTTTGTGCAGCAAGCCCGGAACTAAGAGGGCTGTTTATGCAGAAACCGATGCGTTGTGCATGACATTTCATCGGGTTGATTCAGACACGGTTGAAGAAGTAGAATCGGAGTTAGTTGAGGACGATCCTGATTCAATGTTTACAGTCGGAAACAAGATTAAACACACAGAAATTGAGGTGTCATTATGACTATGGTTACAGTAGCATTGATAGGTGGGGGCGCGACGCTTGTTGGCGGCTACATGGCATCGCAAGGTGCAAAAGATGCCGCCAATACACAGGCCGCAGCAGCAGATCGTTCTGCGGTACTGCAAAAGGAGATGTTTGACAAACAGATGGAGTTGAACAAACCCTATCGTGAAGCTGGCATCACAGGTCAAAACCGACTAATGGAACTCTTGGGGCTAGGTGGAAACACTGGGGCCGCTGGCTATGGTAAGTACGGGCGCGACTTCAGCATGGCTGATTATCAGGCCGACCCCGGTTACGCTTTCCGATTGTCCGAAGGACAAAAAGCTATTGACCGCAGTGCCGCCGCCCGTGGTGGTACACAATCTGGAGCAGCACTCAGGGCAGCTACTCGATATGGTCAAGACATGGGTTCGCAAGAGTATGGTAATGCGTACAACCGTTACCAAACCAACCGAACCAATCAGCTTCAGCCACTTGGCAGTCTAATGACCTCTGGTCAAAATGCTGCGGCTGGTGCTGGCGCTGCGGCGGGGCAGTATGGTGCAAATGCTGGCAATCTCATGATGCAGGGTGGACAAGCCATAGCCGCTGGTCAATTGGGTGTGGGTAACACCATAAACAATGCATTGAATACTGGGGCAAGTGCATACTTGAATCAGATGAACTTTAACAACTATTTAGCTAGTCAGCGTGGTAGTGGTGTTGGGCTTCCAAGTTACAACACTGCTCCAATAGATACTAATTATTCAATAGGTAGGTAGGTTAAAAATGGCTGATTTAAACGCACTCATTGCCCAAGGCGCACAGTTTGCTGCGCCTCCTGATCCATTTGCCCAGTATGGGAAGATGCAGCAATTGCAGCAAGGTGAAACTGCAAACCAACTCAATCGAATGAAGATGGATGAGTACGAACGCGCCCGAATTGAGGAAGGGGGACTGCGTAATTTCCTTAGTGGAAAAACTGATCTTACAAAACCCGAAAACCGTGCGGGGTTGTTGCAATACGGAAAAACTGGTCGCGATTATCTTAAAACATTATCGGAACAAGATGCAGCCCAAACAACGCAACAAAAAGCGCAGGTTGAATTGCTAAGTAATAAATTAAAGCTACTGCCAGATGCCTACAAAATGGCTGACACCCCAGAAGCATACATAGACTTACACAAGTCTATACACGCTGACCCAGTTCTCGGGCCTTGGCTTAAAAGTACGGGCGCAACACCAGAAAGGGGATATGCACAAATACAAAAGGCAATTGAAACAGGTACTTTTGACAAGTTGCGTATAGGTTCAATGCAAAGTGTTGACAAATTGCTTGAAGGCATGAAACCAGTAACCCCTCTTGCAAAATTAATTGCAGAACGTAATGCGTTGCTACCGAACGATCCAAATATTGCAATCTATAACGATGCTATCCGAAAAGAAACGCAGTTTGCTCCACGGGCAATTACAAATGTAAATGTGCCACCACAGGAAAAAGCTGAACGTGCAGAACGAGGTAAGCTGTTAGTAACTGAATATTCTGACATTTCTAAAGCAGCAAGACTTGCAGCTAAGACATTGCCATCAATTGACGCTAACTTGTCAATTTTAAACAAAGGTTTTTCAACCGGGTTTGGCACTGAAACTATTGCGGCAGGTGCTAGTGTGTTGTCTGCACTGGGTGTTCCTAACGCAGAAAAGTTTGCAACCAACGCGCAAGTGTTTCAAGCTAAAGCTACAGAAGCAGTGTTGCAAAAGCAACTTGAACAAAAAGGCCCGCAAACTGAGTCAGATGCCCAACGTATCGACCAAATTGGCGCACAGCTTGGCAAGACCACAGCAGGTAATAAGTTTGTACTGACGACTGCCAAAGAGCAACTTAAACGCGATATGGAGCAGCGCAACTTTTACGATACATGGTGGAAAACAAACAAAACCTATGACGGCGCTGAAGATGCGTGGTATTCGGGCGAAGGTGGCAAATCGTTGTTTGATCGCCCAGCGCTTAAAGAGTACATTAAAACAACTGAAGCCCCTGCTGCAAATAGGCCAAGTCTTGATTCAATTTTTAAGTCACCACCTGCTGCTGGCGCTAAAGGAAAATAATCATGGCAGATGAATTTCGTGATCAAATCAATACTGCCCGTCGAGCAGGTTATAGCGATGACGAGCTTGTCGGTCATTTAAAAGACAAGAACCCTCTCATCGTTCAAGCATTAGACGCTGGGTATAACCCTAGTGAAATTTTGCAGCATCTTGCTCCTAATTTGTCAACGGGTGAAGAACTCACACGCAAGGCAAACATTGCTATCCGAGGTGCTACTGAGGCTTTGGCCCCCGCTGCGGCTGGTGCAACTGCTGGCTTTATGATGGGTGGCCCTGTTGGTGCGGGTGTGGGGGCTTTGGCTGGTGGTCTAGCAGTACCTGCCACCGATGTCTTAGTTTCGGGATATAACAGACTTACAGATAGTAATGTGCGTTTACCCTCGCAAGTCATTTCGAGTATGGTTCCCGGCCCCCGTGCAGAAACACCAGTTGAGCGTGTGGTTCAAGGTAGTGGTGGCGCGTTAGGCGGCACGTTTGGTTCTGTTGCTGGTGGACGGGCAATTGTCGACGCTGCAAAAACAGCCCCCGGCTTACCCTCAAATGTTGCCCAAGGCACTTTAGCAGTAGGTCAACAAGCCGCTAGGCTACCAATTGCCCAATTAGTTACAGCACCCATTGCTACTGCGACTGGGCAAACCGTAACCGAGGCAACTGGAAGTCCTTTGGCTGGATTTTTGACTTCCGTGGCTACGGGAACTGCTGCGGGTTTGCGACCTGTTAAACGTGGTGC